GATGGCGAATTCGGCGCCGAGGTCTACAGCGGCGCGACCACCGAGAAACAGGCCTGGGAGGTGTTCCGGCCGGCTCGGTTGATGGTTCTACGGTCGGAGCTCCTGATCGCCGCCGCGGGGATCGAGGTCAACGCCTCGAACATGAATACCCCGGCCGATGGCGGGCGCTTCGAGCCGATCATCGGCGACCCCGGCGATGGTGCATCGCCCTCCTGCTCGCTGATCGACGAGTTCCACGAGCACGACAACGCCGGGCAGTACGACACCATGCTCACCGGGATGGGAGCGCGCCGCCAGCCGCTGATGTTCATCATCACCACCGCTGGCGCGGACATTGAGGGCCCTTGCTACGACAAGCGGCGCCAGGCGATCGAGATGCTGGCGGGACTGGTGCCGGACGACGAGCTCTTCGCCTGGATATGGACCCTCGACGAAGAGGATGAATGGACCGACCCCAAGAACCTCGCCAAGGCCAATCCGAACATCGGCGTGTCGGTCTACCGGGAGTACTTGGAAAGCCAACTCGCCCGGGCGATTCGCTCGGCCCGGTTCACCAACACGTTCAAGACCAAGCACCTGAACTTGTGGGTGACCGCCAAGTCGGGCTTCTTCAACATGCCCAGTTGGAAGGCTTGCGAAGACCGCTCGTTGACGCTCGAGCAATTCGAGGGAAGCGAGTGCTGCCTCGGCCTGGACCTGGCCCGGAAGCTCGACCTCAACTCAATGGCACGGGTGTTCTGGCGAATCATCGACGGGAAGGTGCACTACTACAGCGTTGCCCCTCGCTTCTGGGTGCCGGAGGACACGGCATTCAACAGCGATAACCGACGCATGTACGAGAGGTTCCAGGCGTGGATCAACACCAACCACCTCTACACCTCCCAGGGCGCAGAGATCGATTACCGGGACATTCTGGAGGAGGCCAAGGAGGCCAACCTGGTGGCGCCGGTTCGTCGAAGCCCCGTCGACCCTCACGGCGCCACGAACCTCAGTCATGCCCTGGATGATGAAGGGTTGACCCCCGTCACCATCGTCCAGAACTACACCAACATGTCGGACGCCATGAAGGAGCTTGAGGCGGCAATCGCCTCCGGGCGGTTCCACCACGACGGCAATCCGATCATGACCTGGTGCGTGGGCAACGTGATCGCCAAGTACGCGGCCGGCAATGACGACATCGTGCGGCCGATCAAGCAGGGCAAGGACAACAAGATCGATGGCGCAGTCGCACTGATCATGGCGATTGGGCAGATCCTGTCCCTTGCTCAAACAGAGAACACCGACGACGACTGGCTCGCCGGTATACGGAACCCAATAATCGCATGAGCGCATTCACCGCTTTCCTGCTGGTCAGCCTGATCGGCTTCGCCTTGCTGTGCGCGGGCGTTTGGACTCTCGCCGGCACCGGTTGGGCGCTCATCGCTGGTGCTGCCTGCATGTTCCTGACTGCCGGCTTCATTCGCCGAGGGCTGCGTGATGAGTAAGCGTCTGCTCGAAGCGCTTTCGATATCGGCCGCACGTCCATCGGCGGACCTGTCCGGATGGCTGGGCAAGACCATTCGCCTGTCGGATGGCTCTTTCTGGTCGGCCTGGGCAGGAGGCCAGTCCAGCGCCGGCGTCACTGTGAACGTGACGACGGCCATGCGGGTGTCCGCTGTCTGGGCTTGCGTCCGGCTGATAGCCGAAACCATCGCCACATTGCCGTTGGGGCTGTACCGGCGAATGCCTGACGGTGGGCGCCAGGCGGATCAAAACCATCCGCTGTACACGGTCCTGGCATTCTCGCCGAATGCGGAGATGGGGGCTGTGCAGTTCTGGGAAGCGATGGTGGCAAGCATGCTGCTGCGCGGGAACGCATTCGCCCTGATCCATCGCGCGGCGGGCCGTGTCATCGCGTTGGACTTTCTGCATCCGCACCGCATGCGGCTGGTAAGCAAGAACGGCGTGCTCCGCTATTTCTACGACTTCCCCGGCGACGGGGAGCGGGAAATCGACTCAGCCGATTTGCTTCACATCCCGGCCTTCGCGCTGGACGGCCGCGTCGGGCTGTCGCCGATCAGCTATGGCGCCAACGTCATAGGCTCGGCGATCGCCGCCGACGAGGCCGCCAACGGCACGTTCAAGAACGGGATGATGCCGGCGGTGGCCTTCAAGGTGAACCGCACCTTGAAGAAGGAGCAGCGGGAGGAGTTCCGGAAGTATGTGGAGGCTGTGTCCGGCGCGCTGAACGCCGGCAAGTCGCCCGTGCTTGAGGAGGGTGTGGAACCGGAGTCCATCGGTATCAACCCCTCCGATGCCCAATTGCTGGAGACGCGCGGCTGGAGCGTCGAGGAGGTCTGCCGGTTCTTCCGGGTTCCGCCGTGGATGGTCGGGCACACCGAGAAGAGCACCAGTTGGGGCACGGGTATGGAGCAGCAGGTCATCGGCTTCCTGACCTTCTGCTTGAACACCTGGCTAAGGCGTATCGAGAAGGCAATCCACCGCCAACTGCTCAAGCCCGGCGAGCGGATCACGCATTACGCGGAGTATTCCATCGAGGGCCTGCTGCGCGCGGACAGTGCCGCCCGGGCGGCCTTCTACAGCGCCATGACACAGAACGGCATCTACACCCGCGACGACTGCCGTGTCCGCGAGAACCTTCCCCGCAAAGGGGGAAATGCGGATGTGCTCACCGTGCAGAGCAACCTGACGCCACTCGATGCCTTGGGGCAGAGCAGCGACGGCCAGGCCGCCCGAGCAGCTCTTCAGGCCTGGCTGGCCGAATCACCAACTCCGAAGGAGTAACCCATGAAGTTCGACCTCAAGGCTGGCTGCTTTCGCAGCGAGCTGAGCCCGCGCGCGCTTGATCGCTGGAACCCCGCGATCAGCGCCGCCGTGGAGAACACCTCCGACACCATCACCATCTACGGCGTGATCGGTGAGGACTGGTACGGCGAGGGCGTCACCGTCACCCGGATCGATGCGGCGCTCCGCGCCATCGGCGACAAGCCGGCGAGCGTCTACATCAACTCGCCCGGCGGCGACATGTTCGAGGGGCTGGCGATCTACAACCGCCTCCGCGAGCACAGCCAGAAGATCACCACCAAGGTCCTAGGCCTGGCCGCCAGTGCGGGCTCGCTCATCGCAATGGCTGGTCAGGAGCGGCAGGTGGCCACCACCGGCTTCCTGATGATCCACAACTGCTGGACCTGGCTGGCGGCGAATCGTCATGGGCTGCGTGACGCCGCGGACGTGATGGAGGAATTCGATGCCGCGATGGCGGACCTCTACGCCGAGACCAGCGGGCAGCCTTCGGCCGACATGGCCGAGCTGATGGACGACGAAACCTTCATCAGGGGCAAGCGCGCGGTTGACCTGGGCCTGGCCACAAGCCTGCTGTCAGCCGACGAGATCACCGAGCGCGAAACCGACGATACCCGCAATACCAGCGCCCTCAAGGCCATGGACATGGCCCTGGCGAAGGCTGGCATGACGCGGGCGGAACGCCGGGCGCTCTTCTCCAGTTTCAAGAAGTCCGGCATGCCGAGCGCTGCTGGCGGGGCCACGCATCACGCTGGCCTGACCGATACGCCTCGCGCTATCGCGCTCGACCTGCAGCCGCTCCCGAAACTCTCCTTCCCCCATTGAGGAAATTGCAATGAAGAAACTCCGTCTCTCCCCGCTGTTCATCATGGCCGTTCTGGCCGTGGCAGCGCTGGTCCCCATGACCTGGGGCGTCTCCCTGGCGAGCATGTCCGCCGCCTTCGGCCTCGTGGCACTTTCCACTCTGGCCATCCAGCCCGGTGCCGCCTCTTACAAGGGCTGGAACGCGCAGATGGGTAAGCTGGGCGCCGAGGACATCGAGGCCCAATACAAGGAAACCCAGGCCAGCCTGAAGGAGATCGGCGATCAACTGAAGGCCCACGCCGAGCGCGCGGAAAAGGAAATCAAGACGCACCAGGCGCTCAGCGAGGAAACCCGCGCCAAGGTCGATGAAATGCTCACCCAGCAGGGCGAACTGAACGCTCGCCTGCAGGAAGCCGAGCAGAAGCTCATCAGCGCCGGCAAGCGTGGCGACGATGTCGAGCGTCCCAAGTCCGCCGGTGAGCTGGTGGTACAGAGCGAGCAGATGCAGGGCGTCAACAGTTCGTTCCGCGGCTCGCGTCGTGTCTCGGTGCCGCGCGCCGCGATCACCTCGGCTACCGGCTCCGGTGGCGATCTGGTTCCGGCCGAACGTCGTGCGGGCGTGATCGCGCTCCCCGAGCGGCAACTGACCATCCGCGATTTGATCGCGCCCGGCCAGACCACCAGCAACTCCTACGAGTACGTCCGCGAGTCAGGCTTCACCAACAATGCCGCCCCGGTTGCGGAAAACACCGCCAAGCCCTACTCCGATATCACGTTCGAGCTGGAAAATGCCCCGGTGCGCACCATCGCGCACCTGTTCAAGGCGTCTCGCCAAATTCTGGACGATGCCGCGGCGCTGCAGAGCATCATCGACGCTCGGGCCCGCTACGGTCTGCGCCTGGTCGAGGAGGCTCAGCTGCTGTTCGGCAATGGCACTGGCGCGAACCTGGGCGGCATCGTTCCGCTTGCCCAGGAGTATGCAGCCCCTGGCGGCGTCGTTGTCGTTGGTGAGCAACGCATCGACCGTCTCCGCCTGGCGCTGCTGCAGGCCGAACTGGCTGAGTATCCGTCTGATGGCATCGTCCTCAACCCCATCGACTGGGCGCTGATCGAGCTGCTCAAGGATGGCGAAGGTCGTTACCTCATCGGTCAGCCTCAAGGCAACATGCCGGCGACGCTCTGGCGCCGCCCGGTCGTTGCGACCCAGGCTATGCCGCAGAACGACTTCCTGGTCGGCGCGTTCCAACTCGGGGCACAGATCCTGGACAGGATGGACGTCGAGATTCTGATCTCCACCGAGAACGCCGACGACTTCGAAAAGAACATGGTGACCATCCGCGCGGAAGAGCGCCTGGCCTTCGCCGTGTACCGCGCGGAGGCTTTCGTCACCGGCGAACTGGTCGCGCCGAGCGGCGGCTAATCGCGCACCCTTCAACTCGCTGGGCGCCCAAACGGGCGCCCTTTCTTTTTGGGGAGATCAAGAATGGCGCGTCCACGCAAGAACCCGCTGCCTGCTGAGCAGGCCCAGGCTGATGCCGCTGCGCCTGGCCGGCAGCCAGCCACGGGTGACAACCACGCGGCGGTAGACCAGTTGCAACCGGCAGGGGAGGACCAGGTAGCCGCCGGCAAGGTCATGGTTTACCCCTTGCGCACCTACCAGGATCAGGGCGAGCTCAAGAGGCACGGCGGGAAGGGCTATTTCGTGACGCCTGGTCACGCGCAGGCCCTTATCGCGCGCCGCCTGGCCACCGACACCGAGCCGAAGAAGGATTAGTCCATGCCCGTCATCGACCTGGCTTTGGCGCGTTCCCATCTTCGCGATCCGGACGATGATGATGCCTATCTGGGCATGCTGCTCGAGGCGGCAGAGGACCAGGCAATGCAGTTCATGGACAGGCGGTTCTACTCATCCCAGGACGATCTGGACGCTGCCGTCGCTGCAGGTGAGGCGGGGGATCGCCCTCTGGTCATCAATGACTCCATCCGTGCTGCCTGCTTGCTGATCCTCGGGCACCTCTATGGCAATCGCGAAGATGTCGTCATCGGGACCATCGCCACGGCGATACCCCAGGGTTCTCGCGTCCTGATGACGCCCTATCGGATCGGGATGGGTATATGAGAGCAGGCCCCCTACGACATCGCGTCGCGTTGCAGGCGCTGGTGAAAGTTCCCGATGGCGGTGGTGGTTTCTCCGAGGTGTGGGTGGAGCAGCGCAAGGTCTGGGTGCGGATCACCCTCCCGACCGGGCGCACCTCCTCGGTGGCCAATCAACTCCAGGCAGTTGTCTCTGCCGAGATCCAGGCACGGCCTTCCGGTGACCTCATCGCCGGCCGGCGCCTGGTCCATAAAACCGTGACCTATGTGATCGAAGCGGCGTTGCCCGACAACGAGATCAGCATGCTGCGGCTGCTGTGTTCCAGCTTGTCCCCGACGCCAGGGTGAAACCTATGGTTTTTCGAGCTACAGGGCACCTCAGCGGTGCTGTTATCGCCGAGAAAGGGGACGACGTAAGCCGGCTGCCAGGCGAGGTACTGGAAAAGCTGATCGCGAGAGGCCTGGTCCTCGACGACGGCAAGCCCGGCCCGCCGATGGCCATCGCGCCTTCTCGCAAACGCGGCCGCAAGGCGTAGGCCATGGCTAAGCGGCGTTCGAGCATCAAGGGCAACTTCAAGCTGCGTGGCGTTCTACGTCGGATTGCCGCTATGGAACAGAGCGATCTGCCCAAGGCCATGGCGCAGGCCGCCGACCTGGTGCTGGCCACCCAGCAGAAGCTGATTCCGCGTGATACCGGGGCCGCAGGTGGCGCGCTCGAAGTGAAGATCAGCAAGAGCGGGCTGGACGCCCGGATTGGCCTGATCGGCAAGCGGAAGAACGAGCAGTTCTTCTATATGCGCTTCGTGGAATACGGCACCAAGGGGTATAGCGGCGTGCTGTACCACCGCGCGGACGCCGACGCTGTTGGCGGCCTGCATACGACCAACCGCGACCGCAGCGGAATGCGAGGAAAGCGCAACGCCTTGCGGGCCCGCGACACCAAGAACAAGTCGGACGGTTCGCACTTCTTCGGCTACTACCCGGACATCCCGGCTCGGCCGGCGCACCCGTGGCTGCGGCCAAGCATCGACATGAACCGGGACGACATTCGAATCATCATCCGAGAGGCTATTGCCAGCACGCTGGTCAGGGCCGCGAAAGAGGCCGGCACCAATGGTTGATCATACCCATACCGCGAACGATGGCCGCGGGCGCCGCGACGTGTTCGTGAACGGCAATCGTATTGAGTGTGTCGTGTGGGCAGACGTGCGCGCCGGGGTTGTCTGGTTCTGCCCGCAACCACTTAGGCTCAGCAGGCGCGGCGAGGTATACAGCCGGCGCCTGCGCGGGCGCGTCCAGGTGGTGTCGCATGGCTAACCCAGGCTTTGCCCTGCAGAAGGCGCTGTACGAACGCCTGACCACCGAGCTGAGTGTGCCGGTCTACGACGCAGTGCCCGCCGACACCCCGTACCCCTACGTCACCATCGATCGCGAGGTGGCGCAGAACACCAGCCCCATCTCCGGTCGCCGCCGCAAGCAGCGGTTGATCTACCTCAGCGTCTGGAGCGCCCACCAGGGCCAGGCCGAGGTGAAGCAGATCCTGGGCGAGATCGAGGGCGCCCTGGACGAGCGCCGCCTGCCCGTCGACGAGGGGCGCGCGGTGTCTGTTCGCGTCATCGCCTCCGACACCAACCGCGAGCCGGACGGCCGAACCTACATGGGTTCGGCCACGGTTCGCGTCATCAGCACTTCCTGAGCACCACCAACCCAACGCCACTGGAGGACACCATGGCAGAAGACAACCTCAACACGGCCGCCGGGTGCCGCCTGGGCTTCGGCACCAAGACGCCCGCCGCCACCGAGGCCGAGTACAAGGCTGACACCTATGTAGATGTCGGCGAGATCGAGGACCTGGGCGAGTTCGGCGACACCTTCAGCAATGTGAACTTCACCGCGCTGAGCGACGGCCGTGTGCGCAAATACAAGGGCACCGCCGACGCCGGCGACATGACCCTGACCGTGGGCCTGGACAACGGTGATGCCGGCCAGCGCGCGGTTGCCTTGGCGCACAAGGACCGCAGCAAGGGCAACTACAACGTCAAGGTCACCCTGAACGACGGTGATCCCAATGCGGTCCCGCCGGTACTGCCGACCACCTTCTACTTCGGCGTGAAGGTGATGAACAACACCGTGGCTGCCGGTGCTGCCGACAACGTCGTGCGCCGCAACATCACCATGGGCATCAACACCGACATCCTGGAAATCATCGCCGCCCCGGCCCCCTGATTGACGGGGCTCTGCCCCGTCACCTTCTACGAGAACCCTCTGCATGAGCGAAGCACTGCATGGCACCGTCACGCTGGTGATCGGTGCCCGTACCTACACCCTGCAGCCGACCCTGGAGGCTGCGCTGAAGATCGAAACCCGATTCGGTGGCCTGCGCCCCGCGCTGGAGTCGATGCGCCTGCTGAGCATTGGCGCCTGTGCCGACGTCGTGATCGCCGCGGCCGGCCTCAAGCCCGACGAGCATACGGCTCTCGCCACTCAGGTGTTCGAGACTGGCGTGGTCAAGGTTTCCGCGCAGCTGACGGAGTACATCACCGCCCTGTTGAGCCCGGTGCCGCCGAGCATTGCCGAACGGGGAAAGCCCGAGGCGGCCAGCACAGCGCAGTGAAGAATGGCAGTTACGTCGACTACCTGTTCGGCGTGGCCACCGGCTGGCTGGGCTGGCCGCCTGAAACCGCATGGCGCACGCCGATTCCGCAAATCATGCTCGCCCTCGATGCCCGCCTGGACTGGATGGGCGTCGGCCAGCCCCGGCAGCAGTCGGTCCCGCAGAAGCGCGGGAACGTCGCTGATCGGTTGAAGGCCTTCCTGCGGGGGCGCCGCGAGTAACCTGCAGACCGCCGCCTACGGGCGGTTTTTTTGTGCTTGGAGATCCACATGTCGGACCAAGAAGTCCAGGGGATGCTGATCCAGATCGAGGCCACGACGGCGCAACTGCGCCGCGAGCTGGCCGGCGCGGATCAGGTCGTCGCGCGTACTACCCAGGCGATCGATCGCAACCTGGCGAATGTGGACTCGGCGTTCGACAATGTCGGCCGTGCTGCCCAGGGCGCGGGGACGCTGATCCGCGGCGCCTTCGCCGCGGTGGCTGGCGCCGGCCTGATCGGTGGGATCATCCGCCAGGTCGACGCCTACGGGCAGATGTCCGACCGGATGAAGGCCGCCGCCGGCAGCGCGGGCGAATATCAGATGGTGCAGGAGCACCTGCTGCGCACTGCTCAGGAGACCTACCGGCCCCTGGCCGAAGCGCAAGAACTATACATCCGCACCGCGGACGTGATGCGCAGCCTGGGCTTCAACACCCAGCAGACGCTCGACATCACCGA